CAGCTTTTCCAACTCGACCCGGTTATTCGCCTCGATTTCCGCCAGCCGGATCGCGGCTTCCGGATTGCTCTGAATCGCGGCCTGGACCGCATCGGGCGTATTGTCCGTGCCGAGCGCCGACGCGATCATGCCGCCGACCGTGATTGCCGCGCCGACGGGCCCGGTGAGGATGCCGCCGAGAAGAGGCGCCGCTTTGCCGACCAGGCCGGCTATGTCTTTCCAGTCCATCACGGATAATCCTTCCTGCTCAATTCAAAATGCGGCCCGTCCTTGAACGTCTTCCAGTCGCCGCCCCAGACGATCGGGATTGCCAGCGCATTCGCCGCCGCCTTCACATAGATCGCGAATTTATCGAACAGCGGCCAATCCCACCGCGCCTCGCCGTCTGCCAGGAAATGCACGTCGACGGCATGCCCGGTCAGGTGGCGGGAATTCATCGTCCGGGTTGCGCCGCGCTCCAGCAATTGCCGCTGGCGTGCTTCGGTGCGCAGGCCCTCGGTGATCTCGACATTGCAGCCCGTCGCCGCCTCGTACCGTTTGGCCGCGCTGGTGATGACGCGGACAAGATCAGGGTGGACGCCAGCCAGCCGGGAGACCGACCGGGCGGTGAGTGCGCTCATCAGATGCCTCTTTCGCAGTTCGGAGATGGCCAGTTCCCAGGACCCGAGGGAGTCGGCGGCCCAGTCGTAGTCACTTCTTGAGCGAGTCAACCAAGGCGTTCCAGAAGAAGACCGCGCCGCCGGCCACGATCAGCCCCACGACGGTCAGGATTGCCTTGCTCCCCACGCCCTCGCAGCGCGTTCGCGTGGCGCGGACCCATTGCGCGTCCCGTTGCGCCTCCATCGGCTTTTCTGGGTCGATGCCCATCTGGACGAAGGTTGCCTTGATCGCCGCCGGGACCGCTTCGATGACGGCCTGCTTGGCGGCTTCCACGGCAATGCGGCGGGTGTTGTCCGGGTCGCGCCGGTCGCTGCCCTCGTAACTCACGACCCCTGCCCCCGCTCTTTCGGCCGCACTGCCTGCCAATGCTCGCCGGACATGACGAGACACGTCAGCCCGTCCGCCGTCGAAACGGTGACGGTGAATGTCCCACCATCCCCGGCCCACATCTCGACCACGCCGAGCGCACCAAGGCCCATGCCCAGCACGCTTTCGCCATAGTTTCGGGACAGGCCGGTGATGACCAGTTCACGCGGCGCGCATTCGTAGGCGGGCGCGGTGGCGACGGGCTGAGGGGTTTCGGGTATGGCGGAACACCCCGCCGTCAACAGACAGCAGGCGGCAAGCATCAGGCGCATGGTTTGCTCCTATTGGATCAGACGAGCCATGAAATATCATCGGCATCGAGGCTGCCGTTGCCGGAGGCGAAACAGGCGTACAGATCCGCCGTGTAGCTGCCGACGAAGGTGTAGATATCCGAGCCGTTGCGGGTGATCTTCACCGTCCCGCCGGTCCGGACGAACTTGACGACATTGGTCGAGACCAGGGAGAAGGTCGTGAGGGACGAGCCGCCTTTCTGGATCGTCGGTGTGCCGCCGAGCTGGCCCTGAAAGAACAGCGAATTGGTCATCGAGGCCATGCCGCCGTTGCCCGATGCGGCGCTGAACGTGCCGACCTCCGAGACCGGGAACACGCCCGCAACGAACGCATCGCCCGCACCGCCGCCATTGGTGGCCGTGAAGGTGAATTCGAAATCGCCCACCAGATACGTGCCGGCATGACGCAGCCCGCCTTGCGCCGTGATGGCCAGATCGTCGCCGCTATAGGTGGCGTTCGCCGTGCCGGTCCAGTTTGCGGAGGTGGAGGGCGTCAGCCGCTTGCCGCCACCCACGCCGAAGCCGATCAGGTGATTGGAATAGAGCATCAGGACCAGCCGGCGTCGATATCGACGGCCAGTACCGCGTCGATCGTTTCCGCCGCGTCGATCGCCGCTTCCAGTGCCCGCCGGTTGCGGACCAGGGGTGCCGAAGCCCCGAGGAAGGCCGCATGCTTGGCCAGGATCGTCGCCGCCACCGTCGCCAGCGACTCGCCCTCCTTCGCCAGGCCCTCGAGGTAATCGTGGTCGCCCTCGGAATTCGCCTGATAGGCCATCGCGGCCCGGACCTGTTCCGGCCAGGTCTCGCGTTCCGTCGGCGCGTAGCCTGCCACCAGCGCCAGGCCGCGCGCTTCGAAGGCGTTCCGCAGCAGGATCTTGCGGGCGGCCCTGATGTCCGCCAGGGGGATATCCACCACGCTGTACGGCACTTCCGCCGCGTCGACCGGCACCGGGCTGTCCTGCGTGCGGGTCTGGCGGGCCGGGTCGTAATCGGGCGGGTTGTCCGGAATCCAGGAGAGCCCCTTGGCCGGGTTCGGATCGCCCGCGACTTCCGCGCGCCGGATGATGGCGCCGGGCGTAACCGTGCTGATCAATGCGTACATCAGGAATCATCCGCTGAATTGACGGTAAACAGGATCGTGATGCCGAGCAGGATCGCGTCCTCGCTCATCGTGTCGGCTGCATCCGACACGTCCCGGAAGGCCCGGAAGAACACGATGTCGCCCGCAGCCGGCGTGCCAGCGATGGTGACGGCCGCCGAGGTGTCGGTGACATAGATGTCTTCGCTGGTCGATTGCGCCGCATCGGTCACCACGATTGCCGTGCCGTAGGCCACGTCCGCCGTGTCGCCATCCGAGACGGCCACGCCTTGCAGCGCCCAGGCCACGCCGTCGGTATCGGTCGCGGTCGACCACCAATGCACACGAAAGGTAATCGTGCCCTCGTTCCAGGATTTCGGCATGACCACCTGGAATTGCGCGTGCTCGTCACTGGCGCCGTCGAAGGCCAGCCCGATCAGATCCGGCCGCCCTGCCGTGGTCTCGACTGCCGCCAGCGCCGCGCAGCCATTCGACGTGGTCGGACGCAGCGCGCCGGCCGGAACGAAGATCGAATGCGTGCCCTGCTTGACGATGCCCGCATAGGCGAGGTCCGTGCCGTCCGAAACCGGCGCCGTGCCCGCCGCGCCGATCGCCAACCGGGCGGAGACGTTGGAGGCATTGCGGATGAGCATGTCGCCGCGTGTGGTGAGTGGGTCGGCATTGGCGACATAGCCGCCGATCACCCAATCGGCGTAGGTGCCGGATCCGCCGGTCAAGGTGACGTCGACCACCAGGGAGCCGCCGGACCAGGACGTGACGCTGCCCACCATGTAATTTGTCGCGTCTGCGGCCGAGACCGCCTTGACCATCATGCCGGCGACAAAGGAGGCGTTGGCCGGGGTCGCGGTGAAGGTCTTCTCGCCCGTGCCGATGGCGAGGCTGGTCGTCGAGGAGGCGCCGAAGCCGCGCAAGGTCGAGATCTCGACCATCACGTCGGAGAGCATCGGCAGCAGGTAATCGCGATGACCGCCATTGGTCATGTCGCGCGCCTGGCTGCCGTCATCCGAGTAGGTGTTGCCGTTCGCGGTAACGTCGGTCATCTACAATACCTCTTTGACGGAGATCGGCACTTCGTCGCGGCCGCGGCTGGCGATGGCGAACAGGCCAGGATCGTCGTTCCGGGCCAGGAAGACGGTGCGCAGCCAATGGATCGTCTCGGCGGGATGCGGGAACCACAGGAAGGGCTGGTCGAGGTCGGCCTGCCGGGCCAGTTCGAAATGCCGGGCCAGCGCGTCGTCGCGCGGCATGTGCGGGACCACGCCCTGGAACACGCGGGCTTTCGGCCGCCGGTCGAAATACTCGGCGCCGCCCAGGGCGCGCTGGCTCTCGGTATTGAATTCGAACCCGTATTTCGCGCCCCATTCCGGATTGATGGAGAGCTGAAAGCCCTGGGCCAGCAGCAGATAGCCCAAATCGACATACCCGGCCGCGTTGGTCGTATCGTCGATTTCGATCTTCACCGCGCGCGTCATATAGGCCTGTGAAAGCCAGAAAGGCCGGGTCCAGACATAGCCGGCGATCTCCGTCGCCGTGTACTTCCCGGTCCACCAATTGTCGCTTTCCCATTCCAGGGTCTCGGACGGGTAGACGACCGGCCAGACGTCGACCCAGCCGGAATCGTAGATATTCGTCGCCAGACCGGCATCGCTGTAGAGCCGGATCCGGACCAGCCCGGCCAGGCTGATCGAATGCCGGACCAGGGCCAGCGCACGGACCGCCCGCTGTGCCGGGAAAGTCGCGACCAGCTGCGTGCTGGCCAGTTCCGCATCCGCCGATCGCGCCACCTTCGCCAGCGGCAGCGCGCCGGCATTGGTGACCGGGTAGGAGGATTCCCAGGAGCCGCCGGTGAAGGTCGCGGCGGAGGTATGGACCGGCCAGCCGATGACCGCGCGTTCAACAGCCATGTTTCAGCCCCATAAATCGAGTTCCGCGACCGACCGGCGCGCATCCAGGGTGATGCCCAGGATTGCCATCAGCTTTCCCGAGGACAGGCCGAACCGGTCCATTCTCAGCGTGACCACAGCGCCGAGGTCGAGGATGGCCAGCAAATCGGCATCGACCTTGACCAGCGCCAGATACCGGTCGCGGCTGACCTTGTGCAGCGCCAGCAGCCGGGTCGCCTCGGTCGCGCCCGCTGCTTCCGTGGCCAGCAGTGTGTTGACGCTCATTTCGCGGGCCAGGATGTGCTTCGTCTTGACGCTCGAATCCTCGCTTGAGGATTGGCGGAATTCCGTGGCCAGGAACGAGATGCGCGCCGCGTCCGCCGTGTCGTCGAGATCGCTGGTCTGGATCGCCCAGGACCGCCGCGAGCCGACAGCGACTTTCCAGGCAGGCACGCCCCTGCCCGCGTCATTGGTGGCGATGCGGTCAATGGTGATGATGTCCGCCGTGGCGCCCGTGACGACCGAACCGGCGCGAATCGTGGTGATCGTCGCAACCGGCGTTCCCGATGGCGCCTCCAATCGTTTCGTCCGCAGATCGCCCGCCGCGTCGATGCCGAACCACGCGCCGACGCTCGCGGCGATCTGGCCCATGACGGTCAATGCGCTCGACCGGTCCCGGAGGTAATAGCCGCACACCCCGCTGTTGGCGGTATCGAGCGCCGTCACGTCCGATGCGTTGATGTCGCCGGACGGGAAGCCGACCTCCAACGCCATCGCCTTGAGCAATTGCGCCGCCGTGCGGGCCGCGTCGTTGGCGCCCTGCTGCGCATCCACCGTGACGAACCCGCCCGGCACCGCATCGAGGCGCAGATAGCCGCCGCCGGGCCAGACACGGAACTGCCCGGCCGAAGGCGCGTTGCTGGTCATGTCCGACGACGACGTGTAATCCGACCCCTGGGTGAGCGCCTTGCCGCGCAGATAGCAGGCGGTCACATCCGCGTCCGTGCCGTCATGAAACTGGTAGATCGCCGCCGTGGGATCGACAAGAACCGGCTGGATATTCTCCACCTTGCCCCAAACCATCGGCTTGACCTGATCCTTGACCGTGGCCGTATCGCCTTCCAGCCCGCCAGATCCGGCGTATTCGTTCGATTGCAACGGCTTGTCGAGTTCGGATAGCCGATCCCGGATCCGAAAGCGCAGCCGCTGGAAATCCCATTCCGGTTGTTCCATCGTGCCTGTCAGCACCGTGACGAACGAGGAATAGGCCGCCGCCGAATCGCCCACCAGGATCGTCAAATCGCGCCCGTCGAAGCCGTAATCCAGGATCGCATCGAGCCCGCCATCGGCATTGGCGAGGATCAATTCGCCGACGCCGATCTGAATCGCGCCGCCCGTGGTCCCGTCCGCGAAGGCTGTTCGTTGAATGCTCGCGGGCTGTTCGATCCGGCCGTCGTAATAGCCCGGCGCGGACGGTGCGTTGTAGCCCTCCGTGCCATAGCGCAGCACGACCTCAGCCGTCGCATCCGGATCGTAGCCGGTGATTTCCGCGAGATAGATCAGGGCCATTATGCCGCGACCCGAAGCCGCGCGAGGCGGTTCTGTTCGTCGAATTGGGCCAGGATCTGCCGCAACAGGCCGATCATCTGCGAGCCCGCCTCCGCAGACACGTTCATGTGCCGCATGGCGATATCGACCTGCTCCTTCAACTGGCCGGGCGTCTTGATATCGACCACTTCGCCGGGCGTGGCGCGGAAGCGCGGCACGACAGAATCGGTGCCGCCCATGCCGCCGACGGTGAACCGGCCGCCATTGGCAAAGCCCGGCAGGCTGGCCATGATGCCGCGCGACGTGGCCAGGACGGGCTGGTAGTTCGCAGCGAGGCCCGCTTGCAGACCGGACAAGTTCGCGCCGAGGCCCTGATAGAATTCCTGCTGCCGGACCTCGCCGGGCGTGGTCATCGCGGTGAGCACGTCGAATCCGCCGAAGGATGCGCCGCCGAAGGCATCGCCGGAGAAAGACCCCGTGCTGCCATAGCCAGTGTTGCCGTGCAGGCCGAAGAAGTCGTTCAGGCTGCTCACCGCCGACTGTCCGAGCGCATCCATCGCGTCCGTGAAGCTGGACCGGCCTGTCGCAATATCGCTCAGGGCGCTGCCGATGGCGCCGGCTATGCCTGTCGTGCGGGCCTTGCCTTCCGTAAGGGCCGAGCGCGTGAAGTCTATGGCGACACTGGCCGCCGCCTTGCCGACTGGCCCGAGCCCCGGAAAAATGAACGACAGGGCTGCCGAGAGAAGGTTGCCGAAGAAGCTGGACCCGAAAAAGCCGACGCCCTCCGGCGTGGAGATTCCGAGCGTATCGGCCAACTCACCCCAGAAACTGAGCGGCGTGCCCATCGCCAGAGAATAAGCCTGGTTATAGTTGCCGTTGTTGTAGGCGGCCATCGCGGCGTACTGATCCGCCATTTCGGACCCGCCCATGCCCATCTGGCCGCTGCCACCCCAGCCGGTCCATCCGCCGATAGCCGCGCCGGCAGGCGACTGGTCTGCGCCAGCGCCGCTGCTGAAGCTGGGATCGCCGAAAGAGCTGTAATCGCCGAAGCCTTCACCCGGGCCGAAGCCGGCACCATCGGCGAAGAACTCAAGCAACCCCGTCCTCGGATTGCGCGTACCGGAACCGCCCATCGCCTTGAGCAGCCGGGCCTCCATCGGGTTGATGTGGGCGACCAGCGTGTCGCCGTTGCGTCCCAGCGCCGCCAGATTGTCATTGCTGGCGCGCAGCATCGCGGCGGATTGCTCGTTTGAGAACACCGTGCCGGGCGAATCGAATTTGACCAGTTCCGGGCCGCGCTCACCAACGACCGACCACTTACCCACCGGTGGCCGGCCGCCATCCGCGAACAGGCCACCGATCCACGATCCGACAGCGGAAACGCCCGCGCCGATCAGCGAGCCCGAGGCCGATCCGCTGCCCAGGCCGACGACGCGACCCACGGCGGAAATCACGTCCTGCGCGGCAAGCCGGGCCAGACCCGATTTCAAGCTGTCGAAGAAGGACGAGGCCGTGATCTTGCCGGTCGTGAAGAAGTTGGTCAGGCTGTCCTCAAGCGGAGAGAACACCGACCGCGTCAGGAACGAGCCGGTGCGCGCGCCGAGGTTCTGCAGATTGTCGAAATAGGACGTTGCAGCGGCCTTCGCGCCTTTCCATGGATCGCGGTCGATCTCTTTCTTCAAATCCATCTGCCGCTTGATCAGATCGCCATATTGATCGGTCAGGTTCTCGACTTCCGGCGTCATCTCTTCCAGGCTGCGCGCGCCCATGCGCCGCGCGAAGGCGAGTTTCTGTTCCTCGATCTGGACCTTCTGGATTGCATCGGCGCCCTGAAGCTGCGCGGCATTCATGCGCTGCATCATCGCCAGATCCACGCCCATGGAATCGATGGTGTCGGCCGCCGCGTTGAACGGCGCCCGGGCATGTTTCATCGCGTCGATATCGGACATCAGCCCGGCGAATTCCTTGCGCTGAAGGTCTTCCTTCATGCGGTCGATATCGGCCATCAGGCTGGGGAAGGCGTTGTTCTCGCGTGGCGCGCGGGACGAACCGCCGGCGAGATCGATTGCGATCCGGCTATCCGGCGCCGGATTCATCAGGCGGCCGATCTGGTCGCCCAAGGTCATCGCGCGGTCCTGCGCCTCCCGCTCCATTTCAGCCAGGCGGCGCCGGGGCTCGCCGAAGAAGGTGGTCTGCGCGGTTTGCGGCAGAAACCTTTGCTCGTCACGGATCCGCGCTTCGTCGGCATCGAGCAGCGCGCGGGCCTGGTTGACTCGGGCGACGGTCTCTTGCTCCACGGCCAGCGCCAGTTGCACACGCTCGACGGCTTCGCGCCGCTTCGCCTCGGCCATCGCCCGCGAATGCTCGACGCTGGTCCGCGTCAGGGCTTCGGCGCCTTCCAGCGCGTCCTTGTAGGAGACGAGCGACTTCGACGCATCGTCGGTGTTCTTGCCGAGGTCGAACAGCGTCGTTGCGAGCGCACCGGCCACGGCGCCGGCGGCACCGATGACCGCGCCCCAGGGACCAAACATGCTGATCAGCTGCGTGCCCTGCTGGATCAGCGGGCGGAGCACGCCCTGACCGGAGGCGACCTGGACGGCGAAATCGCCGATCTGGAAGCCGGCATTCTGGATCGCGGACCCGAAGCGGCGGGACGAATCGGCGCCGGCATTCGTGGCGCGCAACATGTTGTCGTTGGCCATCGCGAGGCGCGACATGCTGCCCGCCGCGCCGGCCGAAGCCGTGCCGACGGCGCCGTAGCGCTGCTGGAGCAAGAGCATCGCCCGGCTGTGCTCATCCGCCGTGATGCGGCCCTGCTCGAGCCCCCGGTTGAGCGTGCGGGTGCCCTGCTCCAGCCGCCGCTGGGCGTCATAGGCCGGATCGACCGCACGGCGCAGGCGTTCCAGCCCAGTGACTTTCGACCCGATCCGCCGTTCCGTCGCCTCCATCGCGCCGGCGACCGCCTTGTCGCTGGCGACCATCTTCTGATCGGCCGCCACCTTTTCCGCCGCGCCCTTGGTGTATCCGTCCGCGTCCAACTCTGCGCGGGCGGTCATGGTCCTGACCTGGTTGAGGTTCATGGCGATGGACTCGCGGGATCGGAGGTTGCAAAGTCGTAAGCCGCGCCTATACCGGAGCGACCATGAAAAAGATGATGATGGGGCTGAGCGTTCTTTTGTTGCCGGCATGCACCACGGCCGCCGACTTTCTGTTGATGACCGATACGTGGGGACCGACCGTGATCAAACTCACGGACCATTTGCCGCGCATGGGCTTTGAGCCGACCTTCGATATCGCGGATCCGGACGCTAGCCCTCGCCCTGCTCCTTGATCGCCGCCAGATATTCGTCATCGAGCGCCGCCAGCAATTCGCAGAACATCTCGGCCGCCGTGCCGGCCAAGCCGATCCGGTCCGCGTAGGTGGCGATGGTTTCCCAGGGCAGCGGCCCCGGGCTGGGGACCATGACCATTCCCGAGGGCGTCTGCATTGGCGCGATGATCGACGGGCGGCCCCGGCTCAACCGCCAGAAGGCCGTCCAGTAGAGTTCGAGCCCGTCCTGAAGTTCCGACTCTTCCGGGGTTTCCGCCGCCGCGACGAGGTCCGCCGCATCGGCTTCTTCATCGGCCAGCGCCCGAAGCCATTCCGCATGCCGCCCGCCGCCTAACTGCCAGCGGAGAGCGGCGCGGAGTTTCCCCGCGCGTCCTCGACGAATTCCGTCTCGGCGCGGCCGATCTCGGTCGAAGCGGTCAGGATCATCGCGGCGAATTCGCGGAAGCCGTAATCGGTCAGCACGCGGCGGGCGGTTTCCGGGCTGTACGGCTCGTCGAGGCCGCGCCAGTCGAGCAGCAGGTGATCCGCGATCAACTCGCCGCTCACTTCGGCATCGACTTCCGGCGGAATGATCTTGCCGCGTCCGTATTTCCGGCTGAGCTTCTGGGTCGCCAGATTGCGCGCGATCGTGAACGGCCCGTAATGGATCGAGCGCACCTTGATGTAGACGCCCGGCAGATCGGGCAGATCGCGCCAATCGCCGTCATTCTCCTTCGCGGTGTCGGCGCGGAGGGATTGCAGTTTCAGCATGTCGGGAGGACTCCTGTCGGGGAGAAGGTGGGGCGGCGACCGACATCACCGCCCCGTTTTGCCGGCAAATTGCCCGGTGTCGGCCGGGATCCGGGTCAGTCCTGATAATATTCCAGGCGGTCCATGATGATATGCGCCCCGGTCGTGCTGTCGTAGGAGGCCTGCAGGCGGATATCGAGCATCACGTCCTGGTTCTTGCCGCCGGCGTTCGGATTGCCTTCCATCGGGGTCAGGCGCGGGAAACCGAGGATCAGCGCCTGACTGTCCTTCTCGACGCGGGCGTTGAGGTTGGTGGCGGTTCCGGCCAGCACCTTGGCATACAGGCTGTTCGAGCCGAAATAGGTGGAGAGATTGACCATCACGTCGCAGGAGCCGTCGGCGATATCGACCGGCGCCACTTCGTCCAGAGAGCGGATTTCCCGAAGGTTGTTGTTGATCTCGAAGGTCAGGCCGCGCGCGTAGTTCTTGTTCGCCAGGGCGCTGCCGTTCTCGGCCAGGCGACCAACATTGGCGTTGGCGGCCAGGATGAGCCCGGTCGGCGCGGCATCCGGCGTGCCGTCCTGACTGCTGGTCGATTGGCTGCCGGACAAGCCCATGAATTCGACCGACCCGGTCATCTTCTCGCCGCTGGTCAGGCTGCCGGTCAGGCGGTTCGCGACCATGCCGCGTTGCAGGATGTAGGTCGGCGTGTCCTGGCCCAGGAAGCCACGCTCGATGGCGAGGTCGACCTTTGTCGTGCCGTTCTTGATCACGTCGCCGAAGAAGACGCGGATGGTTTTCGCGGACCCGGCATCGGTGGTCCAGCCGGTCGGCAGATTGTCCAGCGTCAGGGCGGTCGCGGCAATCGCCGTCACCCGCGCCCAGCCGTTCAAGGCTTCGGTGCCAAAGCGGAAGGCGCTGCCGGTGCCGCCGATCTTGACCCACTGGCCGACATTCAGGCCCATCAGCGTGAAGTTCAGGCTGGTGGATCCCAGGCCGGTCGAGGTCGCGGTGATGTCGCCCGACGCGCCCTGGAAGCCGATCACCTTGATGCGCGCGGCGGCCGGCGGCGCGGCCTCGTCGGTCAGCAGCGAATCGCCGACGGCGGGAACCGTGGCGGAACCGGTGGTCAGCACGAACAGGCTGTTATTGCCGGCATTGGTGAAGCCGGTCGTGCGGATCAACTGGCCGGCGACGAAGGCGGCGCCGGTCGTGACGGTGAACACGCCGCCGGTTTCCGCGACATCGGTAATAACGGAATCCGACGTGCCGTCATTGTCGCGCTCGGGGGTCTTGGTCCAAGAGGCGAACAGCGCGGACGAGATGACATCGCCGAGAAACGAGCCCTCCTTCGGATAGATCCATTCCAGGTTGACGCCGCCGGAATTGGTCTCGCCGACCTTGATCGGGTCCGCGTTCATGCGATCGGACCGAATTTCCTCCGACTGGGTGTAATCGGCGCGGAATTGCAGGCTTTCCCCGGTGATGCGCGCAATCCGCATGCGCGGCGTGGAAAGCGCGGCGCTCGGATCGGGGTCGAGGATATAGGTCATCTGAAGGCGGTTGGTGGCGGTCATCGGAGGCGGCTCCTCTCAAGGCATGAAAAAAGCCGCTTCGAAGCGGCTGGAATCAGGTTTGCGGTTGTTGCAATCAGCGCCGGGGCGACCGGCGCGGCGAAGGTTCGGCAGGCGGATCCGTCGGCGGATCGGCGATGAAGCCGCGATCCCGCCAATGCTCCAGCGGGCCATCGATCAGCGCGGCGTCGACGATCGCGCCCGGCACGAAGCGGTGCAGTCTGGTGGCGAAGGGTTTGACGACGAGAACTTTCATGCGGTTTCCTCGTATTCGAAGGGGATGGAGCAGGAGCGGCCCAGATAGATGCCGTCCTCGCTGTCGTTCGGCCCGCCGGGTTCCGCCGCGTCGCAGATAACGCCCGAGAAATCCTGCGCCTCGAAGATCGTTGCGGCCCGGGCCAGCAAGGCGCTGGCGACGGACGGGGCGGTCTGGCGCGGTGCGAAGGCGTGCAGCCAGATCAGGCCGTAGCGCCGCATGAAGTTCGCGCCCGGCGCGCCGATGCTGGCCTGTTCGCCGCCATTCCAGACGATCTCCAGCAGCAGCCAGGGCGCCGGCGGTTCCGGACGCTCGAAGCGGCGATTGACCAGCGCGACCTTCTCGGGGCCGGCCCATTGCGCCTCGAACCGCGCCGCGATGGCGGTTTCCGCTGCACTCCAATTCGCCATATCAAAGCCCGTTGATGACGAGAGAGGGATAGGTCATTTCGTTGCCGGTCGACCGTCCGCGCGCATCCATCCGCTTGCTGGCGCCGCGCTTCATGATGTATCCGCCGGGCCGGGTCAGGAACTTGCGCTCGACGCTGACGAACTCGCCGAAACGCTTGAGCGCCCGTTGCCGGGCCGCCTCATAGACACCCGCTGGGACGCGCATCCGCATTGCCCCGACCTCGATTTTCCGGCTGTACGGCACGGTATTCAGGATCACGACCTCGTCACCCGGCCGGTAATTTTGCAGGTTCGGCACGGGCAGTCCGTCAAGGTAGAGATGATGCGCGGCCCGGTATTCGCCGGACAGGACCGGCGACAATTCGAACAGGGCGTCCAGCACGAATTTGACCACTTCCGGCACGCTATCGAACTCGTAGCGGATCACGCCGCGCTTGGCCCTGACCGCTTCTTCCGGCGCATCCCGGACGCCGTCGACGTAGCGCGTGAAGCGTTTCGACGCCCGTCCGGCGGCAATCAGATTGTCCTTTTCCTTGCGCGCGAAGATTGCCAGTTCACGACTGATCGTCTTTTCGTCCATCCCGGCAGTCGCCAGGATCAGATCGCGCTCCAGGGCGCCGATGCGGGCCATGATCAGCCGCGAACCTTCAGCGTGATGCGGACCAACTCGCCGCGCAGGTAGATCGGCATGGCCTCCTCGATATAGCGCCAGCGCCCGGCGATGCGGATCTGGTCGTCGCGCACCGGCACCCGCCAATCCCGCGTATCGCTGCTCTCGGGACGCGGGCCGGGCCATTGCGCCGCGATGATCTCCGAGGCCGAGATGATCACCCGCGAATCGTCCTGCACCTGGTCGCCGCGCGCCTCGTCCGGCACTTCGCCGCGCACGATCGCCCGGCACTCGACGTCGAAGGCGATATCGCCGGTCAGCCGGCGCAAGGTGACGGTCTCGCCATTGCCGGCCAGCGCGCGATCGAGCGCGGCGAGAACGGAGGCCGGATTCATCGCGCCACCAATCGCCCGCTCAGCACCGTGGATCCGGCATAGGTGCCGACCGACACGATCTTGAGCCGCAGCCGATCGCCGAGCGCGCCGTCCAGCGAGGTATCGTCCGTCATGGCGCCATCCGAGGGCGTGGAATCCGTGATCTTCGGCGTCAGCGCGGAGAGGTTGCGGATCTTGACCGCGCTCGCGGTCGTGAAGGTGAAGCAGGCCACGTCGACGATCGTCGTGCCGCCATCGAACGAGGTCTGCACATAGGCCTTGATCGACGTGCCGCCGGACCCATAGGCGAGCCGCATCTGCAGCGCGGCGGCCAGCATGCCGTTCAGATCCGTGACCCATTCGCCCGTCACGGTGCCGGCGGCCGTGATGGTGAAATCGCCGAGGCTGTAGAGACCGGGAGCGTTCAAATCACCATCCTCCGATGCGGGGCCAGGAGCCGCGCGGCATCCGGCGGGAATGCGTCGTCGCCACCCTGCGCGATCCAATATTGAAAGCTGCCGACGCCCTCGACCGTCTCCATGCGGATGGTCGGGTCGCGGCCGGATTGATGCCAGAAGCCGCGAATAAGGGCGATCGTGCCGGCCTCGATATCCTTGAGCAGGGTGTAGCCGTTGGTGCCGGGGAGTGTGTAGCCGGCGGTGTAGGCAACCACGACCGACTTGCAGAACGTCCATCCGCGCGGATGGCCGGTATCGGTCAGGCGGTAAAGCAGGCCCGTTGCCGCATCGACCTCGTATTCGTCCGAATCGAGCAAGATGTCGTCTTCCGTGACGCTGGCCACCGAAGAGACCGGCGCGCGGCTCAGCAGCAGATAGTCGATCGGCCCGGAATCAGTGAATTCCCGCCGGACGGTCTCGGAGAGCGTTTCGCTCGCCGGATTCCACCCGAGATAGGTCCGCACCGCAGCCGATGCCTCATCGATCTGCGAGGTCAGTTTCTCGTCATTGGCGCCGGTCGTGATGTCCAGATCCATCTTGACGCGGTCAAGCGTGGTCAGGCGCGTTTCCGTCGCGGCTGCGGTCACGGTCAGGATCGAGCGCATGAATTCCTCACCCGATCTCAACCGGGACGCCGCCCCGGAAAATCTGTTGCGGCCGAGCCATCGTCTCGACCTCGCGTTGCTTCGTTGCGACCAGCCACAGAATCACATTGCCGCCGCCGCGCTGGACCGCATTGACCGGAGAGCCGTCCTTCAGGCTCAGCCAATGCGCATCGATCCGAAAGCCGTTGAGCGTCAGGAAGGCGCGGATGAAGCGTTCGTCGGTCACGTGCGCGCCGTGGTTTTCCCAGCCGCCAACCGGCGAATGGCTGACCAGAACGCCGCCGACCGCGACCAGCCGAAGCGCGCTGCTCCATGCCGCGTGCGCGTCCCACAGATGTTCGATCGTTCCAAGGTTGAAGACCGTGGCAAATTGGCCGTGATGCGCGGACAGATCGCCGGCCAGATCAAGGCGCAGATCGCCGCCGTCCGGATCCAGTTCCGTGTAACTCTCGACCGCGAAGAAGCCCCCTGCCGACCCGCCGATATGGCATTCCTGCCGGCCCAGCATCAGCATCGGGGACCGAAAAGCGCCCATGCCGCGCAGCCGCTCGAAATGAGGCGCGTGCTCACGCAGGATCATGCCGCATCCTCCGCCCAGCGCCGTCCGACCCAATGCGTGGCCGGGAAACTGTCCGGCTTCGGCTTGCCGTGGAACACGATTACCGAGGCGCCGGGAGGCAGACCGTAGGCGCAATGGTCCTTGTAGCTTGGCGCCAGGCCGGGCGGATATGTCGCGAGGTCCGGACGCATCTCGTTTATCCAATCCTGATCGCTGCGCAACCGCGCCATCGTCTCCGGGCGGAACCTGTCATAGATTTCGGTATCGCCGGCATCCCAGGCCATGACGGACGAGTTGACGCCGGGGAACCGCGAATCCTTCATCGCGATCATGCCTTGACCATCCGCCAAGGGCTCCAGCGGCGCCACGGGCAGCACGTCGAGGTCAAGATACAAAACGCGACCCTCGAACATGCCGGGGCGGAACAATTCGATCTTCGCCCACCATCCGGGCCAGCCATGAACGAGCGGGATCCGCTCGCAGGGCGCGTCCATGTCCGACAGGCAAACGAACCGATGGGCCGGGGCGTGCCGAGCCACCTTCCGGGCCAGGCGATCGACCCATTCCGCCGTATAGATGCCGCCGGATCGTAGGACGCAGGCGATGGTCAGCACGACAGCAGCCGCCCGACCGTCGCGATTTCAGCCCGATTCCATGCGCTCCACGCGGCCTGATCGACCTTGCGCAGGCTCGTGCCGTCGTCGGCGATTCGCGCATAGGTATCGTCGCGGGCGGCCTTGCCCGTCGTGTGGTGCATGTGCTCCATGACGACGTGCGGCAGGTAATCGAGGATGCCGTGGGCGCGGCCAATCTCCGTCCAAATCGTATCGATGTAATTGTGCGCGAAGCCCGGCGCGGCGATGTAGCCCAGCGCCCGCACCAGATCGCCGCCGATGCAAGGATGCGTCGCGATTTCGGGCGCGGCGTGGTGATCCTGTCCAAACGAAATGCGGCGCAGACCGGCGGCTTCGCACAACAGGACGTCCCATCCGACCGTTCGCGGAACGATGTCGTCCGCGCCGAAAAGGTATTGCTCCCGATCGGGGAATTCGTCGAAGGCCAGATTGACCCACTTGGCGTAGGACGCGCGCGGGCGAATCCTGATCGGCCAATGCGCGGGAAAATCGATGGTTCGATAAGCGTCAATCGTGGGCTCGTCGTCGTCGATGCAGATCATAACCGGCACGCGGGCGCCGGTATCGCGGTAGGCGTTGACGAAGCGCGACAGATGGCCGGGCCGGCGTCGCGTCGGCAGGATCATCAGCGCCGGCATGTCAGCAGCCTTTCCATCTCGTCATAAGCCCAAGGCAGGAAGTCGATGGCAGAATCCGGGGTCGCGTTCAGCAGATCGACGCCCATCCGCTCGAAAGCCGGGACGAGGCCGCGCCAGCCGGGGATATACCGACCGTCGAAAGCCGGCACGTCGTGCTGCGTGTAATCGTCATGGCCGTGGCTGCGTCCGTCGATCAAGCGCGCCTCGAAGCCGATCAGCACTACCCGCGCCGCGCCCATGATTGCAGCCAGGCAGGCCGCGCTATGACCGCTGGACGCCTGAACATGGTCGGGCATCGCGTGCATGGCCCCAGTCAGTTTGAAGATGTCCAGGCGCCGCACCGCATCGCCCAGTCGCGCCTTGGTGTTACGATTCGGCGTGACCACGGGACCGGGCCAATCGGCGGCCAGTTGCGGGCGGTTTTCGTTCCACGAATTGTCGTGGAAATAGATCATGTCCGCTTCGGTCGCGATCGGCCGGACCTTGCGGCACCCCGAATTGACCGCGATGAAGCGTTCGCCGCGCATCGCGTCCAGATCGATCGCGGCATGACTCGGGCCGCCGCCGATGATGTAGACGGTCAGTCCCTCGAATGCCCGATCGGGCTCCCAGAACGGAACCGGGGCGGGATTGCCGTCGATGACGATCTGGCGCGGGCCGACATAACGCATGGCGCGATTGTCCGATGTGCCGATCAACGCTTCGGTCGGGCCTTGGTGGGGGCCTCGGTCGGCAGGGGCGGCGATTCGGTGACAGGCGATTCCGTCACTTCCGGATCAGCGGCGGGCGGATCCGTGGCCGGCGGTTCGGTCGACGCGGGCTCGGACTCCGGCGCTTCGGTCGCAACCGGCGCCGGCACGTATACCGCGACCTTCCGGCGGATCCAGCGTTCGCATTGATCGACCGTCAGTTCGACCTCGGTCCCGACTTTATAGCCAAGGTGGAGCATGTCGCGCGGCAGTTTCGGGTTTGCCGTGAAACGAATTCGGGGCATGGCATCCTCGCAAGGAAAAGCCCGGCAAGCACGAGGCCGGCCGGGCTGTCTTCAGGGAACGATGGGCGATGCCTTAATCGACGATCGCGGAGGGCATGCTTTCCGGCGCGCTCATCTGGACCGGATCATAGAGCCAGTATTCCAGGGCGCCGATCTGCGAGACCGATCCGACATCGCCGACCGATGCGCGGATGCAGTCATAGCCGCCCGCGATATCCAGATCCTCGGCCTTGAAGTCGATCGCCCAGATAGCGGCCTGCTCGCCGGACGTGGCGTCGGTGTAGGTGGCGCCGGCCGCTTGCGTGACTTTGGTCCACTGGCCGACATCGCCCAGGCTGGTCGGGTCCTGCTTGACGTAGATCGTGGTGAAGGTCAGTGCCTTGGTCGTGCCGAACGCAATATCGGTGCCCTGCGCCAGGGTGATGGTCGGGTCTTCGCCCGCACCGCCGATGCCCTTGTGGAACACGACGAGGCAGCGGCGATAGTTCTTGAGGCTGACGACATCGCCCGTGCGCGCCGTGGTCAGCGCGATCGGCGGGAAGCCGGAAACGACCTGGACCTGTTCCAGGATGGAGAGATTGGGAAACATCGCGATTTTCCTTTATCGCAAGAGGCGCGGGACGGGTTCGCCGCCCCGCTATTCAGGGGAATGCGAGACCGCGTTACCGGCTGGCCAGCGCGACGAAGGGCGACAGCGTGTTCGTGCCGTCGCGCGGATCGATCGGGGCGGACCACCAGGGAGCGCCCGCGAGGCGGAAGATGAAGCGGAACACGGTCTCGTCCGTGTCGAACTTCAGGTGAATGGAGGTATCCACCCGAGTCCCGCCGGCCTTGGTGATGGTCCGGTATTTGGTCAAATCGACCAGCGCGATGTCGCCCAGATCGCCGACCGTCTCCATGCCCTGCACCGGGATGACCGGCCGACCCTTGAGCGTCGAGAAGCCCTGCCCGGCGATCGTGCCGGCCGGGAGGTAGATCGGAACCGGCGAGTCCGTCGCGTCCTTGAAGGACATCAGGTCAAGCGAGGGCTCAACGTCCTGATTGATCAGCCAGATCGCATTGCGGCGGCAGGGGGCATACATCCGCGACCACATCTTGACGATGTTGCGATGATGGACGGTATCGGCCGGCTGCGAGGATTCCGCCGACACCGTGACGAGCGCGCCGGAATTCATGAAGCCCAGCGGCTTGCCCACGCCGTTGCCCTGGATGATCGCCAGATTGATGACGGAGGTCATGACTTCCGGCGTCTTGACGCGGAGGTAATTGTCCAGCTGCGGCGCGTCTTCCAGCAATTCGTCCGTCACGTCGACCCGCGCGAACAGCTTGTTGAGGCGCAGCGTATCGCCCTGGAATTTGGCGCCGGACGCATTCGCGGCCTGCCCCTCGCCTTCCCAATACGCCTGGATGCCGGACGATCCCCAGGGGGTCGTCTCGTCCTTCGGGTGCATGACCGCGTTGCGGGCGGTCGTGGAGCCGTCGGTGCGCGACAGAAGCGATTCCTCGCCCTCGACAACCTTCATGATGCCCTCGCGGAATTCGGGCGGCACCAGGAATCCGCCGTCTTCGCCGACGCCCTCGTTCATGTTCAAGAGCATCTGCGTGGCGCGCTCGCCGTTCCCCATCGAATGGGCGCGGATGGCGGAAGCGAATTCGCCCAGATGGGCAAAGCCGCCGGTACGCGCGTTCGGCTTGATCGTCGGTTCGATCTTCTGCCGGCCGCCGCCCTGTCCGCCCTTGGCTTCCGGCTCGGGAAGCGACTTGCGGCCCTGGCCGGCATTCAGCGCGGAAATCTTGCGCTTGGCCTCGATACGCCGGGTCAGCTTGTCGGCCTCATCGGCCTTGGCTTCGAGGCTGGCGATGGCGGAATCATCCGGCTCGCCGGCTTCGATTTCCTCGCATTCGGCCTGGATTTCCTGAAGGCGGGCCTCCAGGTCTTCGATCGATTCGGAAGCCATCGCGACGATGACGCCCGCCGGAAAAGCGACGTGCGCAAGCGCCGTCGAGGCAAGAAGTGCCTTATTCATGGAAAAAGCTCCATCTATGGGACGCGGCGTCTCTCGACGCTGCTTTCGCCTTGCCCAAGGGCCGAAAGGGCTCCCGGCGGGTGCCGGAATTCGGTTAGGTCTTCTTGGCGCAGGCCCGGATTCGGGCCATCGCCGCCGCAACGCGCTGCCTCTTCGGGTCGAGTGCGGCGGGCAGATTGGTGAAGCGTTCGGGCTTCTGGACGCAGGCCGCGACCTTCAGATCAGCGGCCAGTTTGTCCGCGAAGCCGTGCTTGACGGCTTCGGCGCCCGTGAACCATGTTTCGGCGGCCATCCAGTCGCGCAGTTGCTTGTCAGGCTGCTTCGTGCGGGCAGCATATTTCGCGACCAGCCGGTCATTGACCTTGTCGAGAAGGTCCGCGCCGCGCCGGAAATCGTTGGCCGTGCCGTAGCTCATCATCCGGGCTTCGTGGATCATCACGAACGCCCCGTCGCTCACCAGGATCTCGTCGCCAGCCATCGCGATGAAGGACGCGGCGGACGCGGCCAGGCCGTCGATATGCACAGTCACCCTGGCCTCGTGCTCGACCAGATGCGTGTACATGCTCTCGGCTTCGGTGACAGACCCGCCATCCGAGTTGATGCGCAGGTCGATCGCGGAGACCTTGCCCAGCGCCTTCAGATCCTTGGCAAATTGCGAGGCAGAGACGCCTTCGCCCCAGAAATCCTGCCCGATGACGCCGTAGAGATAGATTTCGCCACGGCCGGCGCGGGCCACCATCCGATAGCCGTTCGGCTCTTTCGCTGGCGGGCGAAACTGCGTCACGGACGCGACGGGGCAATCCCGCATGTGGTGCAGGTGGCGCATGGCGCGATCTCCGAGATTCAGTCTGGTGTGTAGAAGCGCATCGCAGCGCCGTTGATAACCACGTCGACCACGCGCAACTTGCTCATATCGCCGGGCGTCAGGCTGGACGGGCGCGATTCGCCGAATTCGATCGATCCGACCGGGCCGCGCTCACCGGGCAATCCGGGCTCGCCGCGCAGACCTTGCGGACCACGTTCGCCGCGCTCGCCTTTCGGGCCAGCCTCGCCACGTTCGCCGCGCTCACCGCGCAGACCCATCTTGCCTTGTTCGCCAGGGGCGCCTTGCGGGCCGATCTCTCCGACCGGGCCTTGTTCGCCCTGAATGCCGGGAACGCCTTGCTCACCAGCCGGACCAACAACGTTGCCAACAACGATCCGCTGGCCGTCGCTCAACGCGAATTCCAGCACGCCATCGACGACGGATCCGGAGACGATGAAACGCCCATCTCGACCATCGCGACCGGCATCGCCACGCGGGCCGATCTCGCCGCGTTCGCCGGGCTCGCCTTGTGGGCCAACCTCGCCTTTCGGGCCGGGCTCACCTTGCGGCCCCGCCTCTCCGGGGGTGCCGCGTTCGCCAGGGATGCCTTGTGGGCCGACTTCACCCTGAATGCCGGGATCGCCCTGCGGGCCTTGCTCTCCACGATCGCCGTTGGCGCCGGGCTCGCCTTGTGGGCCGCGCTCGCCATCCTTGCCGTCGCGGCCGGGCGTCCCGTCGCGGCCATCACGGGCCAGCGGACGGGCTTCCAGGGCGATCAGGCGGTCAGCCAAGCGCGACATGCCATTCCAGACGGCTGCCAGCGGACTGAGGGGCTTCGGGGGCTTGCCGGTATTCAGCGCGACAGGCTCAGACATGGGCGGCCACCTTCCGCTCGAATTCCAGCCGGGCGCTGATTACGGCGTCGTCTTCGATATCTTCCGCCGGCGCGGCCACTGGCTCAGCCGTCGGCGCCACCGCTTCGGCCTCCCCCGCCCTGTCCAGCGTGGTCAGGTTCAGTTGCACCAGATACTTGTCGCCAGCCGGGCCGATCGTGTTCATTCCTTCCGAGCGGCGGATATCGTTCGAAGACATGGCGCCCGTATCGAACATGCTTTTCATGTAGACCGACCGGGCCTGCGCATCGCCGCGCATCAATTCCTTGACGTCCATTTCCGTGAACAGGCCGCGCCGGTTCTGGCCGAACAGCTTGTAGTCGGCCTCGTCCTCAAACCGAACGATCCACGGCATCAGCGACTTCTGGACCGATTCGCGGCCCTGATGCTCGATGTTGTTATTCGTGGAGCGCATCAGATCGCCGATGATGTGCGGGGCCACGCCGAACAGCCGGGCCACATCTTCCACCATGAACCGGCTGACATCGACCAATTGCGATTTCGCGGGATCGATGCCGACCGCCTGCCATTCCGCGTCATTGTCCAGGATCGCGGTCTTGTTCGACCGCATCGGCCCCTTGTAGAGCGATTCAAATTCGGCGCGCTGCCGCTTCAGGCCCTCCGGCGTGAGGGCGCGCTTGTTCTTGATGACGCCCGAGACGTTCATGCCGTTGCCGAAGAACGTGCCGGCGAACAATTGCACGGCGCGGGCATGCCCAAGTGTCTGCGCGGCCCAGGCGACGACGCCGATGCCGACCGGGCCATGACCGAAGCCGCGAATATGAAAGACCTCGTTCGGGCTCAGATCGACCTGGCCGTCGCCATTGTTGACCTCGTAGACGAGTTGCCGCGTTTCCGGGTCGCGGACGATCTCGACGCGCCAGGGCGGAATCGGGTGCAGCGCGAACGGCCTACCAGCTCCGTCCCGCTCGATTTCGGCGATGCCGTTGCCCCAGAACAGAGCCCAATGCAGCAGCGTTTCGCGGAACTGGAACGACGAGAATTCAGGGCTCGGACGCTTCCAGAGCATCCAATCGATCGGGCCGGGAACGAGTCGGTCCCCTTCGTCGATCGTCTCCTTTACGCGCCAGGGCAGCATTCCGACTTGCTGCTGGATCCACCACGCGGCGGCCATGACGGCAGGATTTTGCGGCGCCGTGTCCGGCGTGACGACGACCCCGGCAAGCGAGCGCTGGACCAACGGCGCGACATGCTCGTTCGGGTAGCGCGGCTCTTTCAGCCGGCGGATGTTGAAGATGCGGCCCAGGAGCGACATCAGTAAAAATCCTCCCCTGCCGCATCGAGTTGAGCGTGATAGCGATCCCGCATCTCCTGCCACCGGGGATGCCGGGGATTGTTCAGGATCTGCCGGTCAATGCCGCCTGTTCCCACGTACTCGGCGTCTTCTTGCGCCGCTTCGCCGCCGTTCTGCGCGGCTTCGCGGGCCATCTGGTCGAATACGGACAGCGCCGAATCCGCCTTGCCGCCCGTCGCCACGCCAACCGCCATCGCCAGCGCGACCAGCGGATCAATCCGCGTCGTCGCCTTGCGCTTCGAAAACCAGCGATTGCCGAAAGCGTCCGCTTCGATCGTCGCGCCCATGATCGCGGACACCGCCACCGGGCTGCGTCGAATGCGGATGCGCTTCTCAAGGATCAGGCTTTCCAATTCATTCAGGCTGCCCGGCATCCAGAGACCCTCGGCCTCCCTGCCCTCCGCCTTCGCCGCCGCCTTCTGTTCCTCGGTCGGCTGCGCGCGTCTCTTGCCGCCCTGGGGATGCTCCACAAGCGGGATGGTCACGCCGGCCGAATCAAGTTCGGGCTCGAAATTCTTGCGGAAGGCATAGGCGTCGTAGCCCATTGCCTTGATCATGTAATCGGCCTGCATTTCCGCCACGCGCGCGGCCAGGAAATCCATCCGTACCGTCTTGCCAGGCGGGGCGTTAAGCCAACCCTCCTTGACCCACAAATCGTAAGGCTGCTGGTCGCGCAAGGCCCGCTCCGCCAGCGTGGCGCCAGGCGTCCAGCCCTCGACCCATGCGTCGAAGGTCGGCTTGGTCACCGTCGCGCCGTCAACGCCCGGCATCTCCACCGTGCCCGTCTGCACGACGCAGCCCATCGCGGTCAGATCCTGGGTTGCGGAAAGATCGCAACCGAGGCTGATTTCCTCGCCGCTGTGGTCGATCGGGTCGAAATCGTCAAGGCAGGCTTCGAGGGCTTCGCGGCTCATCCAGGCCGTGTCGCTTTCCGTCCATTGGCAGAAGTGCAGCCGCAGGATGTCGTTCATCTTGCCGGGGATCAGCTTGGCTTGCCGCGCCACGCCGGCCAGATATTCCTCAGTTACCGTCACGCCGAGCAGCGGGTTCGCTTTCGGCCAGCAGGACGGATCCTCAAGCGGATCGTCGCCCGGATCCAGGCTGCACACGAAGGCGAAAGTCTCATCGTCGATCGGCTCGCCGACGAAGGTGAATGCTTCGTCCGGCTCGCGTGTCCCGGCGGCTACCTTGACCGCGTGTTGATGTTCCTGCCAGCAGACCGATTGCCGATCGGTGCCGGAATTCGTGGCCATGACCAGCAGCGGTTGCCGGCGGAACTTAAAGCCGCGCTCCAGCAGGCTGATGACCGTGCCGTCGCGGTGTTCGTGGACCTCGTCGCAGAGTGCACAATGCGGTCGCGGCCCAGACTGTCCGCTGTCATTCGATATCGGCCGGAAGAAGGAGCCGGTTTGCAGATCCGCCAGGTTCCAGATCGGATTGCCGCCCGATGGCGTCAGCCGGTCGAACAGCCTGGGCGATTGCTGGTACATCGCCACGGCATCGCGAAACAGGACCATAGCCTGATCCTTCTTGGACCCTGCCGCATAGACCTCGGCGCGCGGCTCGCGATCGGCCAGCAGGCAATAGAGCCCGATACCGGCCAGCATCGGCGACTTGCCGTTACCCTTTCCCTCCTCGTCGTAAAACCGTCTGAATCGGCGCGTTCCGTTGGCGCGCTTCCATCCGAACAGAGAGCCGATGCGGAATGCCTGCGATGCGTGCGGCTCGAATGGCAGGCCTTCGAACTGACCGCCGTTCAGCCGGAGCACGTCGCGAAAGAACCCGATAGCTTTCAGCGCCGCCGGCAGATCCCATGTCAGGCCGCGCTTCGGCCCTTCAGTCAAATCCTGCAAATGTCGTTTCGCCGCGTTCCTGACGTGCGGCCCGGCGATGATGCTGCCAGCAACGACCGATTCGGCCCATGCGGTAACGGGGTCGTTAGAAGTAGGCGGCTTTGCCGTCTTCTTCCTGGTCCCCGTCATGCGCCTCTATCCTCGTCCGCGCAGAGGGCGACAGGCCGAACTCAGCGCACCAGGCGCGAATCCTTCGGTCAGCATCGGAACGCAGAGCTACGGCCGGATGCGAGCGCCACATGACGCCGCCGGCCTGATTTATCGTTCGGTAGTAGCGGCCATCGGCCGAAAAGTCGGTGTCGTTGCCGATCGCCACGGCTTCCCGGTGCTGGATCGCGCACGCCTTGATCGTCTGGCCCGCCGAGCGGTGATCGGCCATCGCCTCGCAAAGCATCTCGATCGCGAAGGTATCGGCGCGCGTTAGAATGCCCATCTCGTCGAGGATTAGGACCGCTTGCCCCCAGACCTCACGGGCCAAATCGCTGATATGCGACGGCGCGCTGGGTCGTTCGCGGCGCGACTTCGGTTCGGCATCGTTTATCGGCCGCTTTCCTGGGTTTCCCTGGACGAGCCGCAGATGCGAAGGCGTTGGTTTGCGGCCCTTTGCCATCGGTCAGGTTTTTCCTTCAGAAACGCGGCGCTGAATGCAAATG